TGGTGTCCCTAATTATTACGAAGGAGAGATAAAGAAAGGCGATATTATTGTAGTACATCATAATGTTTTTAGAATATATTATGACATGAAAGGGAGGCCAAGAAAGTCTCCCAACTTCTTTAAAGACAATATCTATTTTATAGATCCAAGTCAATTTTACTTATATCATGATGGAAAAAAATGGAATTCTGTTGATGAGTTTTGTTTTGTTAAACCAGTTTCTCTAGAAAACAAATATCTTCACGAAGAAGGTTTAGAGGAAAACACTGGCATTGTCGTATACTCAAACAACTCTTTAAGAAATATGGGGGTTAATGAGAATACAAAAATAAACTTCAGTAAAGACAGTGAGTATAAATTTATTGTAAACAACGAAACCCTTTACAGAATGAAGACTAAAGATGTGTGTACTATTTTAAACTAAATTTATAAGTATAGATGAAAGATTTAAATGAGATAAAGAAAAGAATAATTGAAGCTGGGCATGAGGCTGTAGATGAACTAATAAACGTAGCAAAAGAAAAAATAGTTACAGGGGGAGAAGATGACATATCAGCAGATAGATTAAAAAACGCAGCAGCAACAAAAAAGCTAGCTATATTCGATGCATTTGAAATATTATCTAGAATAGAACAAGAGAAAAGCTATATCGAGAACAAGCCTATTAAAGACGAAAAAGAAAGTTTTAGCGGTTTTGCTGAAAGAAGATCTAAGTAATGTATAAACAAACCTTATACTCTGTAGTAAAAAACATTATACCTGAAAAGGTTTTAAAAGAGCGCAATAAAAAAAAATTGTGGTCATATGGGTATAATAAAGAGTATGATGTTATTGTTATAAGTAAAACAGGAGAAATAGGCGACATTTATTCTATTCAAGGCCTGATTATTGCATTACCAAAACCATTAGATGTTGAAAAGTCTAAAAAATGGAACAGAAAAGATTATCCAAAAGAACTAAAGGCAATAAAGAGTATCTTTGATTGGAGAGATCTACCAGATGATTTTAAATCAAAATGGCATAAATATATAGATGGTGAATTTAAAAGACGTGAAGAAGGTTATTGGTTTAAAAATAAAGGCGTTAGCACTTATATTACTGGCACTCATTACATGTACTTGCAGTGGACCAAAATTGATGTTGGGAACCCAGAGTTTAGGGAAGCAAACAGATTATTCTTCATATTCTGGGAGGCTTGTAAAGCAGACAAGCGATGTTATGGAATGTGCTATCTCAAGAATAGACGTTCAGGTTTTTCGTTTATGGCATCCGCAGAGACGGTTAATTTGGCAACCATATCTTCCGATTCACGGTACGGGATACTGTCCAAATCTGGAGCCGATGCGAAGAAGATGTTCACAGATAAAGTGGTACCAATTTCAATCAATTATCCATTCTTTTTCAGACCAATACAGGACGGTATGGATAGACCGAAGACAGAACTTGCCTATAGAGTTCCCGCATCAAAATTCACCAGAAAGAGATTCGATTCAAAAGATAGACCTCAAGAAATGGAAGGATTGGACACGACCATCGACTGGAAAAACACGGGGGATAACTCCTATGATGGAGAGAAGCTTTCCCTCCTCGTCCACGACGAAGCGGGTAAATGGGAAAAACCAGAAAACATCCTCAACAACTGGAGGGTTACAAAAACAACATTAAGATTAGGTTCACGAGTTATAGGTAAATGCATGATGGGTTCAACATCTAATGCATTGGATAAAGGTGGAGAAAACTTTAAAAAACTATACGAAAACTCAGACGCTACACAAAGAAATAAAAATGGACAAACACAGTCTGGTCTTTACAGTTTGTTTATACCAATGGAGTGGAACTTTGAAGGGTATATAGATGAATATGGATTTCCTGTATTTAACACACCTACAAAACAAGTTAAAGATTCTTATGGAGATATAATAGAGGCTGGAGTTTTAGATAGTTGGGAGAATGAGGTTGAAGGCTTAAAGAATGATCCAGACGCTTTAAATGAATTCTATAGACAGTTTCCTAAAACAGAATCACATGCCTTTCGTGATGAATCAAAAAACACACTATTCAATCTTACTAGGTTATATGAGCAAATAGATTACAATGATTCTTTTGCTATAAAAAGCAATATAATGAGAGGTAATTTTTATTGGAAGAATGGAGAAAGAGATACTGAAGTTATTTGGGCTCCAGACAATAAAGGTAGGTTTTTTAATTCTTGGATTCCAAACACTGCTTTAGTTAATAACGTGATTGTGAAAGGATCTAAAAGATTTCCAGGAAATATACACATGGGTTCTTTTGGATGTGACTCATATGATATTTCTGGAACGGTAGGTGGTGGAGGCTCAAAAGGAGCGCTACACGGAATGACTAAGTTTCATATGGATGATGGCCCAACTAATATGTTTTTTTTAGAATATATATCAAGACCTCCGACGGCTGAAATATTTTACGAAGATGTTTTAATGGCTTTACATTTTTACGGCATGCCAATATTAGTAGAAAACAATAAACCTCGTCTGTTATATTATTTAAAAGAAAGAGGTTATCGATCTTTTTCTTTAAATAGGCCAGATAAGCATAAAAATATTTTATCGAAGTCAGAAAAAGAATTAGGAGGAATTCCTTCATCTTCCGCTGTAATATCTGTGCATGCTGAAGCTATAGAAAGTTATATAGAGAATAATGTTGGCATTATAAATAACCAAGAAGATGTTGATTTTGGATCATGTGGAAATATGTTTTTTAATAGAACATTATTAGACTGGTCGAACTATGATATTAATAATAGAACAAAGTTTGATGCGACTGTTAGTTCGGGGTTCGCTATAATGGCAAATCAGAGTAACAAGAATAGAGAAGTAAAAAAACGTAATCAAATAAATATTAACTTTGCAAAATACAGTAACAAAGGTTTTGTTAGTGAAATTATTACATAGATATGATAAATAACCCAAAGTTTACTTCTGGAGTTGGTTTTCCTAATCAATTTGCTTCGGATCAAGAGAAAGAAACATTGGAGTACGGTCTTCGTGTAGGTCAGGCAATTGAATCAGAATGGTTTTCAAGAGATCATGGAACTTCCTTGTATGGGGAGATGAGGTCTGAGTACTTAACAAGAAGGCTTTATGCCAGGGCTGAACAGCCAGTTGAAAAGTATAAAAACGAATTATCTGTTAACGGCGACCTATCTTATTTGAACTTAGATTGGACTCCAGTTGCTATTATCCCAAAATATGTGGATATAGTAGTTAATGGAATATCGAATAGATTGTATGACGTAAAGGTTGAGGCTATTGACGCATACTCTAGCGATATAAGGGAGAACTTTAGGCAAGAGATGGAGGCTGATATGGTTGCATACAAGCCATTAAAAGAACTTAAAGAACAAACAGGAGTTGATGTATTTAACTTTTCAGAAGACGAACTTCCAAGAACAACAGAGGAGTTAGGTCTTTATATGAAGTTAAAATATAAACAAGGAATAGAGATAGCAGAAGAAGCTGCTATTAATAGTTTATTAGAGTTAAATGACTACGAAGAGCTTTCTTATAGAACCACCGAAGATAATGTTGTTTTAGGGGTTTCTGCTATTAAACATAGTTTTGATATTCACGATGGAGTTAAAATAGAATATGTTGACCCCGTTAATTTAATATACTCACCAACAGAAGATCCTAATTTTAAAGATTGTTATTATTATGGTGAAGTAAAAAACGTTCATGTTACTGAATTAAAAAAAATAAACCCTAACTTATCTCAAAGCGAATTAGAAGAGATGTCTAAAATGGCAAGTAGGTTTGATGGGTATAAAACAACTTTAAACCAATCTACTCAAAGCGGATTAGATAAGTCTAATGTTTCTTTATTATATTTCTGTTATAAAACAGATAAAGAAGTTGTTTACAAAATAAAAAAAACAGACACAGGAGGTCAAAGATCAATTAAAAAAGACTCTTCTTTTAATCCAGAAGAAAATGAAAGATTTGAAAAAGCGTCTAGAAGAATAGATGTTTGGTATGAGGGCGTTATGGTTTTAGGAACTAATAAATTGATAAAATGGGAATTAATGAAGAATATGGTTAGACCAAAATCTTCTTTTCAAAAAACCATTTCTCCTTATTTACTTTCCGCTCCTAAAATGGCTAAAGGTAAAATAGATTCTTTAGTTAAGAGAATGATTCCTTTTGCAGATCAAATACAATTGGTTCATTTAAAACTACAACAAGTAGTCTCTAAAATGATTCCAGATGGTGTTTTTATTGATGCTGACGGGTTAAATAGTGTTGACCTTGGGAACGGAGCTTCTTATAATCCTTCTGAAGCCCTATCTATGTATTTTCAAACAGGTAGTGTTATTGGTAGAAGTTATACTGAAGATGGAGAGTTTAATAATGCAAGGGTACCAATACAAGAATTAACAAGCAGTGGGTCAAACGCAAAAATATCCAGCTTAATTAATATGTATAATTACCAGCTAGGAATGATTAGAGCTGCTACGGGTATAAACGAAGCTAGAGACGGAAGTTCTCCAGATAAATACTCTTTAGTCGGTGTTCAAAAATTAGCGGCGTTAAACAGCAATACGGCTACAAGGCATGTCGTGCAATCAGGTATAAATATTACAAAAAATTTATGCACAGCATTGTCATATAGAATATCTGATATATTAGAATACTCTTCTTTTAGTGATGATTTTGCTAAAATGATTGGTAAAAATAATTTTGAAATTATAAAAGAAATAAAGAATTTACATTTACATGATTTTGGCGTGTTTATTGAATTAGAGCCTGATGAAGAAGAAAAGTCTTTACTGGAGCAGAATATACAATTAGCATTACAGTCGGGTAAAATAGAATTAGATGATATTATAGATATCAGAATGGTTAAAAATCTGCAATTAGCTAATATGCTTTTAAAAGTTAGAAAGGCAAGAAAACAAGAAAATGATTTAGCTTTAGAAGAAAAAAGAACCAAAATGCAGTCAGATGCAAATACTCAATCTGCTCAAGCTGCTGCTCAAGCTAGAACTCAAGAAAACACTGTTAAGAGTAAGTCAGAGGCTCAATTACTTCAGATGACTAATCAGATGGATTTACAAAAACTAGAGGTTAAAGCTAAGTTAGAAAAAGAATTAGAGGCTATGAAGTTTCAGCACGCTATGGAATTAAAAAAGCTAGAGATTGAAGGTTTTGCTAGCAGAGACGGTAATAAAGAAGATAGAAAAGATAAAAGAACAGAGAAACAGGCGTCACAACAAAGCAGAATGATTAGTCAAAGAAAAAAAGACTTACCTCCAACAGATTTTGAAGGAGAGAATCAACAGCAAGTACAAGGGCCTCCAATGGGAGAAATGCCTCCAATGGGAGGGCAAATGCCACAACAAGCGCCACAAGATCCAATGCAGGGAATGATGGAAAAGATGAACCAACAAAACATGTTGTAATTTATCTTACTTTTGTAAAGTAAAATATAATTTAATTAAATATGAGTGATGAAACAATAAAGGTAGACCTTGCCCAAAAGGGTGACTCTGCTAATAAAGACCAATCTAGTGATGTAGATTTTAAAGTAGATTTATCTAAACCTCCAGAAGCTGAAGAAACTTCAAAGGATGAGAGTAAACCAAAAACTGAAGAAACATCAAAAGAGGGTGATGAACCAAAGGTAGAAACTAAATCAAAAGATGAAGAAAAGCCAGAAGTTCAAGATAAAAAACAAACTAAAGAGGAAATATTAAGCGCGTATTTGACAGATAAATATGAGTTAGATATTAATTCTTTAGAAGACGTTCTTTCAAATAAGGATAAAAAACAAGTTAATAAACTTCCTGAAGAGATTGAAAAGTATCTAGAATATAAGAAAGATACTAATAGAGGGTTAAAAGATTACATGAAGCTACAGCAAGATTTTGATGAAGCTAATCAAAGTGATCTTCTTGTTCAGTATTATAAAGAAACAAATCCAGGTCTCAATGATGAGGATGTGTCTTTTTTAATAGAACAAAAGTTTGAATATAAAGAATCTATTCATACAGACTCTGAAAAGAAGGTTAAAGAACTTGAAAAGAAAAAAGAATTATTTAAAGCTAAACAGTATTTTAATGATTTAAAGGAAAAATACAAGTCTCCGCTTGAGTCAAGCAATGAGAATGTACCTGATGAATATAAAGAGGCGTTTAGTAATTATAATAAGTACCAAGAAGAATCTAAAAAAAACAAAGAGATTCAAGATAATCAACGTGCTGTCTTTGACGAAAAAACAAGAAAACTATTCAATGACGATTTCAAAGGTTTTGAATTCAATGTAGGAGAAAAAAGTCTTGTTTATCAACCTAAAGACTCTAAAGATGTTATGGAGAAAAACAGTAACCTTAACAATTTTATTTCAAAACACATTGATGAGAAAGGCTCTTTGAAAAGCGCTGCTGATTACCATAGAGCTATGGATATAGCTATGAATCCTGAAAAGTATGCAAAATTCTTTTACGACCAAGGTAAATCTGACGCCGTAAATGAAGTTGTCAAAGACGGGAAGAATATTAATATGGACGTTAGAAGCAAGGTTGATTCTTCGACAACAGGAACTAAATTCAAGGTCTTACAAGACTCTGGAAATTTTAGTTCTGGATTAAAAATCAAAAAACGTTAAATTATTTAAAAAACTAAAAAATGGCACAAACTATAACATTTGGAGGAAACGGAGCCTTAGGAGGTTCTACTTCTCTTACGCCAGCACCATCTAAGGGGTTACAAAACTCAAACTACCTTAGCAATGCTGACTATACTTTCGCACAACAATTCATGCCTGACTTGTATGAGAAAGAATTTGAAAAATACGGAAACAGATCTATCGCTTCTTTTTTAAGAATGGTAGGAGCTGAACTTCCATCTAGTTCTGATTTAATCAAATGGACTGAGCAAGGAAGATTACACGTACAAGGATCAGGAACAGTTACTGATGGAAACACTTTAGCAGTTACAGGACACAACTTTAGAACAAATCAAACGATTATCGTATCTAATGCTGCTGGATCAGTACAAGTAAAAGCTTTAGTTACAGACGCAAGTGCAGCTGACTCTGTTGAGGTAGCACCTTATTCATTAGCTGATATGGTGACAGGTACAGGGTCTTTTTCTGCAAATGACGCTGTAAAAATCTTTGTATTCGGTTCTGAATTTAAAAAAGGAACTAACGGAATGGTTGGATCTTTGCAAGCTGATTTTGAAGCTAAAGAAAACAACCCTATCATCATCAAAGACAAGTATGAAGTTAGTGGTTCTGAATTAGCACACGTTGGATGGGTAGAAGTAACTACTGAAAACGGAGCTTCTGGATACTTATGGTATCTAAAATCTGAGCACGAAACAAGATTAAGATTCGAAGACTACCTTGAAACTTCAATGGTAGAAGGAGAACCAGCTGCTGCTGGATCTGCTGCTTTAGCTGCAGGTTACAAAGGTACAAAAGGTCTTTTCTATGAAATCGAAAATGGAGGAAACACTTCTTCAGGAGATATCACAGACAGAGATGACCTTGAGGCTTTTGCTAAAGTTCTTGATAAAGAAGGTGCAATTCAAGAAAATGTACTTTTCGTAAACAGAGATACTTCTTTCAAAATTGACAGAGTATTAGCTGATCAAAACAACTCTGGAGCTTCTACAAGTTCTTATGGTTTATTTGATAACGACGAGGATATGGCTTTAAATCTAGGATTTACTGGATTTAGAATTGGATATGACTTTTATAAGTCTGACTGGAAATACTTAAACGATGCTACTACAAGAGGTAACATTGGTGGTATTGACGGAATCATGGTTCCTGCTGGGACAACTACTATCTATGACCAGGTATTAGGACAAAACGCTAAACGACCATTCTTACATGTTCGTTACCGTCAGTCTGCTACTGAGGACAGAAAGTATAAGTCTTGGGTAACTGGATCTGCTGGTGGAGCATCTACTACAGATAAAGATAACATGGAAGTACATTTCTTATCAGAAAGAGCACTTTGTGTTATGGGAGCAAACAATTTCATATTGATGCAATAATACCTTTAAAGAGGGTGTCTTATGGATGCCCTCTTTTTTTTAATTTAATTTAATTTTTAATATAATGGCAACAAAAACTACTAAAAAAGGCTATTCTGGTCTTTTCCCTAATATGCAACCAAAAACTAGGGTTTTCATTTTAACAAGCAATAGAACACCAATAAGACATATGATCGCTGTAAAACACACGGCATCAAAACCACTTACATTTAATGATAGTGGATTAAACAGAGCTTTGAGATGGGCCACGAATCAAGTTACTCCTTTTGTTGATGAACAAGATGGATTAGCTACATTACAGCCAATAATTTTTCAAGATGGTAAATTAGTTGTTGATTCATCACAAATGAATTTACAAAAGTTTTTAATGATACATCCTGCGTTTGGTGTTAAATTCGAAGAGTTTGACAAAGAAAAAGACGCAAGCGAACAAGTTGAAACAATGGCTAGTAAGTTAGATGCTCAAATAGCAGCTAAAGATTTAGATATTAATGACCTAGAAGCAATCGCAAGAGTTGTTTTAAAAGGTAAAAGCAATATATCTTTAATGACCTCATCAGAATTAAAAAGAGATATGATAATCTGGGCGGGAAATAATCCAGAAGAATTCATGGATCTTTTAAATGATGAAAATTTAAAACTTCGAAACCTTGCAGTTAGAGCTGTAGAGATGGGTATACTTCATGTTAAATCTGACAACAGAACAGTTGTATGGGGAGACAAGAAAAGCCAAAAAGTTATCGTTGTTCCTTACGGAGAAAACGTATATAGTGGATTAGCTTTGTTTTTCAAAACAGATGAAGGCTTGGATGTTTTACAAAAAATCACAAATAGTTTATAAAACTAACCAATTACTGTTAAAGGAGAGAAGGAGGTTGCAATTTGCGACCTCTTTTTTTTTGTACTTTTGTAAAAAATATATCCCATGATTAACAGTGTAAGAAACACAGTCTTATTTTTATTAAATAAAGACAATAGAGGGTACATTGCTCCTTTAGAGTATAATTATTTTGCAAAGCAAGCTCAATTAGAAATATTTGAACAGTATTTTTCTGATTATTCAAAAGCAGTACAACTACAAAACTCTAGAAAAAAAGCAATAGGGCATGGAGATACCGTGTCTCAAATTCAAAACAAAATTGACATATTTACGGTCAGCTCAATTTTAAATTACAATGATATTAACTCTCCTTCTGTTGGAGGTGTAAATGACTATTTTATTCTTCCATCTAATCTTTATAAACTTATAAACGTTACGTATAAAGGAAAAATTGCTCAAGGAGTTCCTACTTCTAAATTTGATATGTTAAATAGTAGCAACCTTACAGCTCCTTCTATAACTTATCCTATCTATAAAAGAAATGGTTCAAATATTTTTGTGAGACCTCTGAGTATTAATTATACAGCTCAAACCCCACAAGGTACAGAGCCGCCGTTAATTTGTAATTACGTAAGAAAACCTATAGATCCTGTTTGGGGATACAACACAATAAACAGCGATCCTGTATATAACTCAGATTCTTCAACTAATTTTGAAATACCTTCTTCTGATGAAACATCTCTTGTTATAAAAATATGTAAATTAGCAGGACTGAGTATTAGGGAAAATGATGTTGTGCAGGCAACTACAGCAATGGAAGGTATCGAATATCAAAAACAAAACTCATAGATTATGCCTATAATTGGACAAGACTTAACGCAATCTCAATATTATCAAAACGAAGGGAATACTCCAACTAATGATAATTGGGGAACATATCAATATCTTTTATTGGAAGATATTATAAACAATTTTTTATTAAGCTATGTTGGTGATGATAAGGTGATTAATAAAGTTGATAGAAATGAAGTAGTTTTTCATGCAAAAAGAGGGTTACAGGAAATTCATTATGATGCATTAAGAGAGATATTAGGTTTTGAAGCTCAAGTTCCTGAAACACTACAAATGCATTTACCACATGATTTTGTAAGCCTTGTGAAAGTTTCATATGTAGGGTCAGATGGCTCAACACACGATATAGTTCAGAACTTTAATTCAAAAATCACTAAATCTTATTTGCAAGATAATAGTGCTCAAAAAAATATTTTACTAGATTCTAGCGGAAATGCATTAACTGGTACTCCAGTAATAGAAACTAATTGGAGAAACAAGAGGCCAGATGGTCTAGGAAGCACAGGGAAGCTGTCTAAAGGAAAAAGATTTGGAATGGACACTTCTACAGCAAACAGCAACGGAAGTTATCTTATAGATAAAAACTTAGGTATGATTTTATTTAGCTCTAATCTTCAAGAAGAAAATATTATTATACAATATGTTTCTGATGGAGTTTATGGGTTGTCTGATAGTGAAATAAAAGTTCATAAGTTAGCTGAAACTTTTATGTATGACTACCTGCAATCAACAATATTAAAATCAAAGTTTGGAGTACAAGAGTATATTGTTAGAAGAGCTTCTAAACAATCATCAGCTTCACTAAGAAATGCTAAGATTAGATTAAATTCAATAAAACTAAACGAATTAACTCAAATATTGAGAGGTCGTGATAAGTGGATAAAGTAATATGAAAATACAAAACACCTTTTCAAAAGGAAAAATGAACAAGGATTTTGATGAGAGACTTGTTCCTGACGGAGAGTATATTGACGCTTTAAATGTTAGAGTTGTTAATACAGCTGGTTCTGATGCTGGTGCAGTTGAAAATGAAAAAGGAAACACTAAATTAACTTTTATCTCTGAAGCAAATAACCCTATATGTATAGGATCTGTTTCAGATGAGGTAGGAGAAAAAATATATTGGTTTGTTGTAAATTCCTTAAATCATTCTTTTGTATACGAATATAATTCAGAGACAGCAACCATGTCTGTTTTACTTCAAGACACAAGAAGTGCAAACGATCAAGTTTTAAACTTCAATGAATATTATAAGGTTACGGGAGCTAATGTTGTTTACAACACATCTACTAACCAAAATCTTTTATTGTGGACAGACGGATATAATCCTCCTAGGTGTATTAACATACAAAGAGCTAAAACGTATGGAGTAAATAACTTTATAGAAGAAGATATAAACTTATACAAAAAACCACCTAAAAAAGCACCTACAGTCACTCCTTATAGTACGGCTCAAGTTACAGAGAATGCTGTAAAGGAACAGTATTTTGCTTTTTCTTACAGGTATAAATATTTAGACGGAGAGTATTCTGCGTTATCTTCATTTACAGACTATCAATTTACACCATCTACAAAGTTTAGATTAGATTACAACACAATGGAGAATCTATCTATGCTTAATTTATTTAACGCGTATAGAATAGGTTTTAATACAGGAGATAAAAGAG